TCTGGTTTCACGGCTACGCCGGTTTCGTTTATTACTGTTACATTGACATCGCCGGTGCCTTCACCTGTGCTGAGACGATCTAGTGGAATAATGGCCTCAGGTCCGGCTTCACCCGCAACTCCTAGTGTCGGCTTTGTGACCACGCCTCCATGCTGCCAATAAGGGACGTCCAACCAGAGATCGCTAGCAGTAGCACCTTTACTAAAGAGTGATAGTATACCACCTAGGCCGCCACCCCCTCCACCGGCACCACTGTGTGCCATAGAGACTACCATCGCGTAATAGTCCGCCGCTGCTCGGATCGCTGCCGCTCCTGCCATAGACCCAGTCATAATCGAGTTTCCGGCTTGGACACCTCCAGCCGCTAATTTGATCTCAGCAGTAGGAATAGACAAGTCGAAAGCTTGAGACAACGCCTTCCAAAGAACATTCCAGAGTTCTGTCGTCAACATTGTTATTGACTTTTCTACAAAAGCTTGGGCAATGTCCATCCCTACCTTCTGGAAGTCCATCCTTGTTCCGTTGAGTGCCCCAACAATTCCAGCAGCTAGGGTCTCTGTAACTGTACCCTCAATACCCAGCATCCACGCTTTGGTGGCTTCGGCTAAAGTAGTATCCGCCTCACCCACACGCTCATAGAGTCCGGTCTTAACACCACCTAGAGCGCCCTGCGTCATCCATGCCTTACGTGCGAGAACTTGTTGTTGCAACTGGTATGTTTGTTGTTCCACCAACGTCAATTGCGCGGCCAAGTCAGCTGTAATGTCTCCATTCAGACGTTGACGCTCGATTTCATTCACTGCAATCTGAGCTGAGTTGGCTAGCTGTTTCTTCTGGAGTTCTAGTTGTCCAGCTAAACCGGGAGTGAGATCTTCCACTGCTTTCAGAATTTTGTTCTGTCCTTCTAGATACTTGTTTTGCAGCTCCAAGTCGTACATAGCTAGTTGACGTCGTTTCCACTCTTCAACAAACGCTTTCACGTCCCGGTCACGGAGGTTGCCCCATTTATCCATCATCGCCTTGGCCTGTTCTGTTATTTCAGCATACTTATCTCCAGAGCTTTTGGCGACCATGACGTCATATTTAAGTTGCATATCCTTCACTTCGGCAGCAAAACGTTTGTTTTCCAAGGCAACAACTTCTGCTTCCGTAACCTCACGCTCTTTCCCATTAATGATTTTGTCAATCATCTCCTCGTGAGCACGCGCCGCAGCGTCGTAGGTAGTTTCAGAAAATTTTAAATATTGCTTCATAATAGAATCGTACATAGATAACAGACGACTATTCTCTTTGTCGGCTCCACCGCCACCACCGCCACCTTTTTTGTCCTTATCGGCTTGGTTCCTAGCTTTTCTCGTTAGATCCACAGCCTTTTTGAGGTATTCATGCTCCTTGGGCTTCATGGACCAAGTCGTCTCCCAAGACGCTTCGGTTCCATAATTTACCATCGGTTGAAGCGAGGCTACTTTTCGTGCGGCTTCTTCTGCCGTCATGATTCCAAGGGCTTTTTTGGCATCGTCATACGCCTTACTCAAGTCACCAAAGTTTAGCGATATAGGTATCTCAAAGGGTAAGAACTGTTTAATCCGCTCCCACGTATCCATAACAGCATCGTAGAAGTGACTCCCAAACTCAGTCATACCCGCTTTCCAGTTTTCGATAGAAAAGCCGAACTCACTCTCTAGTGTCGACAGCATCTCATTCCAGTCTCTGGTAATCTGCTCTGTAAATCCCGCCCAAAGTTCTGAGACACTTGCGAACTGAGGCTCGGCATCGCTAAAGAGTGGGATACTAATTGGAATTTTGTAGTCGAGGCGTGAAAACTCCTCAAGCTCTTGTCCGACTCGTTTCCACAAGTCCACCACTCCCGCCCCAACAGCGGGGAGGTGTTGTTTGAACATTCTGTCGTAGAAGTACTTATCTATTTCTGTTGCCCGTTTGTCCAGCTTGCGCGCTTTCTCCCAAGCCTTATTGTACGCCTCACCCGCGACTCTGCCTACTGTCCCCATAAGAGTTGGCAAGTCGATTCTAAGCTCAGCAAATTTTTTGATTATCGCCTTTTTCGCATCCGCGGCCCAGTCCTTAATCGGTTTCCCATAGAAGTTAAACTCTTTGAGCCAGTCCCAAAACATCTTGGCTAGCTTTGCAATGGCTTCTCTAAAGTACCAAACCATGTAAATTCCTATGAGGATCAAAGATTTCTTTGCGATAGGAGGTAACCGCTTCCACATGCCACTGAATCGTGTGAATAACGCAAAAAGGTCTTGGAATGGCTGCTTAAAAATCTTACTTCCTAGCCATTTACCTAGGCCATAAAGGATGGATAGACTACCGATCAACATAGCGACACTTCCAACAATGTCTGCGATCTCCAGAGCCGTACGAGTAGCTACAGGATGTTCCTTACGCAGCCGATTTAGCGTCTCTGCAAACTCCCGAACTCGTGTGACAGCTCTAGACAGCCGAGTGTCGATGGCCTTAATGGCATCCATGAAGTCTGGATTGAACTCAATCATGTTCAACTTCTCGTCCATCGTGACGATCTGAGCGGTTAAATCCAAAAACGTTTGTTTGAGGTTGCTAAATAATTGTTGAGAGCCGGTACCAACCGCATTCTGGAGAGCGTCCTTGAGGTTACTTAGAGCTACAGTCCAGTTTTTGGAGGCTTTGGCCGCCATCATCTGTACAGCCCAAGTGCGTTTAAAATACTCTTCGGCAAGCTTTCCCTCAGCTAAGAGCTTTCTAACTTCCTCCCGACCTAGCCCAAGACCTTCAAAAAACGGCATAGTACGAGTAGTACGAGGAGTACCAGTAGCCGTTAGGAAACTTCTCATTTCTTCGCCGATCTGGTTCATCGGGATTCCTACAACCTGCATCACCTGAGCAAAACGTTGGGCGAAGCCGACTAGCTGCTCCAACTTGAACCCTGCCTTAGTAGCAGGCACAAAGGCTTGCTGAAGCGCGTAGCTCAGTTCCTCATATGTGGCCGCGGTCTTGATCCCAGCGATCCTTAACTGGGTCTGTAGTTCAGTAGCGTCTTCTGCTGCTGCATTGAAGGCATCAACAGATGAGACTGCCTTTCCATTAGCTGTAGTGTAGTCATGAGTAGAGGCAATCAGGGCTGTGAGTCCGACGTGCGTATCTTCTATCATTTTGTTGAATTCCAGTCCCCAACCTACTACTCTAAACGCATTCTTCAAAGTATAGAATACAGCCGCAAAAGAAGCTAGAGTACGACCGAATTTTAAAATGGAGTTATTAAACTCGTCTGAGGCTAGCCTTCCTCTACGTAAATCCCGTTGAAAGTCTCTCAGACGACCTCGTGTCCTGTTAAGTCTATCAGAAGTACTACTTAACCTTGATTCAAGCCCTCGAATCGTGGAAGCACTTTTCTTTGTTTCTGCCTGTGACCGTTTGAGTTCACGTACTGTATCTCTGAGCTCTTTTTTGAGGGCTTTGAGTTCGGCCTGTTGCGTTTTTACTATAACTCTTAGCTCTTCTACTGTAGCCATTTATCTACCTGCTCTGCGTTTCGGTAACTGCGTTTGTTTAGGTTTTGGATTATATTTCTCTTGCATTTCAGCCGCTACACGTAGAAACGCCGCATCCATTTGACGGAGAATACTTACTTCCCAGCGTTTTAGAGGAGTGTTGTATAGTCTAGACCACGCCTCAATTTCATAGTAAGTAGTCGGGGAAAGACCAAACCCAGTGCTCCCCCGACTACTGTGCAACTCCCAAAAAATGTCCCATAGATACTCGATGTCGACTGGGACTCTTATGTTAATGTCAGGGATAGCACGCCCTGATGCCTCGGCTTGTTCGAAGGCGTCTCGCAGAGTAGTCCCGTCTGGTTTGGGATAATCAAGTTCTACAGTTTTCTCTAACGCCTCAATTATCCCAGTAGTCAGTCCAGAAGGAAATTAGCTCGATCACCTATAAAAATATCAACTTGTTCTCGAATCCAGTTGATACGCATCAGCCGCTTGGCATTCTCTTTATTATACGGGAGGGGAGCCCCTTCCCACTCAATATTTTCCCAACCTAAAATACACCGAGCGAGAAGCTCGATAGACTGCTCCTCGGTCTCCTCGGCGGTCATTTCAAATCTGAGGCGGTTACGCCGTTGCATCTTTTTGAATTGTTTATTGCGCTGGTCCATCTGCGCTTTCTGATAAATATCGGAGTCCATCCCAACAACCGTCAGGAAAATCGGGGGGTCAAAAGAAGTCTCTTCAATCGGATGATAGAGTTCCATTTTGACCCCTTCCGAACTCGCACTTGCTAATTTAATCTCTTGAATATCCATTAATTTAGTCTCTCTTTTTAGTCTGTTATATTACGCTATTTTAGCCAGACGAATAGTAAAACCATAAGTTGAACTATAAAGCGCCTGGAAAGGCATACTCATCATAATCGGCCCTTCACCATCTACCGATGTATCGCCTCCGCCATATTTCACACGCGGGAGGAAGAGCTTGTAGTATTCAGAAGTTCCGCCGATGTCTACCTCTAAGCTCGACTCTGTCTCGTTGATGAACTTATTAAGGAGCAAGATATTCTGGAAGTAGGCTTCGATAGTTCCGCTGACGTTGCACCGTCCCAATACAACGTTCTGAGCAACCTGACTTCCGATTACGAACGTAGCCTCACCGGCGTTATCAAGATTAAGTTCAATACTTGTGATTGTTGCGATTTCGTCTCCGCCTTCCCTAAGAGTACCACTAAAGGTATCGTACGGAGAGCCCGACTGGCTTGCTGTCGGGGAAGCATCCAAAGGAGTAGTCGTAACAGTGATGCTTTTGCCAATAACACCAAACACCCCAGTTACGATAGCGTTAGGAGCCATAGACAAGCTAAGAGTATTAATCAAACACCCAGTAAACTGTTGGTACTGAGTGATATCAGAATGAGCACGCTCGACAGTAAAGCTCATATCGGCAGTGCCGTTACTCACAGCTACATTATGAGAGACAGTAAAAGAACTTGCGGTCTCTGTAGTAATGTCGGCCAACAAGGTGAGAGTAGCGTCAGCCGCAGCAGAGATGATGTAGCTACCGTCGTTTGCACCACTACCGTCAACTTTAATACAGTCGCCCACACTAAACCGAGTGAAAGTTACAACCGAACTATAAAGCTGATTCAAAGTGCCTTGGATGGCGATAGTACCAGATACCGCTGTCAGCGCGGTCTGAAAAGTACCGCAAAACGCGCCCTTAATGATCGGATCGTACTCAGCATACGACAGTTCGAAATTAGTATCACCACCAACCTGATATGTCCCGTGGCGAAAGTCTGTAATCTGCCTGTCGTTTCTGAGTTCTTCCGACTGGAAAGTATCCTTACTCAGAATGAGTCCGCAACCCGTGTGCCGCAAAGAGATCATATTGGGAGCACCTGGAGTGACTCCCCATGTGGCCTCTGAGCAGTACCGCACACCGTGTTCAGACCCAGCAGCAAACATGTCGAAATAAGTCATGACTTAATTACCTCATTATTGTTATGTGCTGTTGTCAAAGCACCAGTAGTTAACACTAACTGGTACAATATACCACGCGTCTCGCTGGAATCCCGGGTGCATCCAGGCTTGACGCACTTTTACCAAAATGTCATTATATGTTATTCGCGTTCCACGGAAAAAATGAGACACGAGTCGTCCAGCCATCACCTTAGCATCATTCTCGCCGAACGCTTGTGGATAAAAACAATTTATGTGGAAAATACCCATGTACCAATGCACGCCATTAGGCCCGAGTGTGATAGTATCTGTCATCCCAGGCACATGCCACGCTTGCAAGTAAGGAGTACCAAGCCTAGGCTCGTAGCTCTCATTCTCGCGTACCTTACGTATTGAAGATGTGAACGTACTGAAATGCTTGTTTAACGCGTGGGCGATATCTTCGTTAGTTGTCGTCACTTATTCTCCGCCCCCGTATCCACCTAACTTGCCTCCCAAAGCAGCACGACTCGCTACGATGGACGGCCACTCAGCGATAGTACTCGTCAACATGAGGTGAGCAACCCTGCGTCCAGGACCTTCGCCGTACTCCACATACCTAGCGTAGCGCACGTTATTATAGATCGTTACAGTCGCATCCCCTTTAGTGATGTCCAGTGACATTATTGTTGAACGAGCCCTCTCAAGTGTTTTAGTATCTCCTCTACCATACTCTGACTTGTCCAACTCCATCCCAGTCTCACGTCTTTGGGCCAGTCCAAAAGCATATTCCTGAATACCTAGTTCTGAGGCTATCCCGCCTCCGCCCCCAACACTGATTCGCCAGCCTCCTTTCAGACGACCTGTCCGAACAGGAGTTTTGGACAAAACTCTACGCATGAACTCAGTCACAGAACCGCGTAAAATAACGTTCAACTTCTTTACACTCTTGATCTGAAACTCCTCTACAGCAGCAATAAGTTCCTCCAGATTAGCAAGTTCCATCGAGATCATTGTACTATCGCCTTATTACAACTCGATATAACAAGTGAGTTCCACCTGGCCGAACCGCGTTAACTACAACTATCTTAAAAGGCTCGCCATCCACAACTAGACCGTCTCCAACATTCGGTACAACTGCATCACTAGTCGCTATAAGGATTTCCTTATCTCCAGCCTCGATTGTCGTATCGGCACTCCAGTAAACATCGCCTGTCCAAATCCGCCCAGTTGTACGGATCACAGCGTAGACAGTATAACTCACGGTGGCGTTAGACGTATAGCGTCCCAAAGTAGGGCTAAACGTAGAAAAACTAGGCTGTTGCAGAACTACTGGAGTTCCGTAGTCTTTAATTAACGCCCGTGCTTTCAGTCGAAGTCTATTATAGTCCACTTTTCATACATTGTAATGCCGAGTGGTTTAAACGCAAAGAAAAAACGGATTTTTACGACCCAACTCTGTCAACAATACTCATTAGTACTTTACCACAGCCTCATAGATAGTGATAGTAAAATCGGAAGTTTTCTCTACCTGTATAGGACTTGTAGAGTATACGATTTTAAGCTCACCAGTAAGAGTGCCTTGATACTGGATAGTGTTAGCTGTAGTAAGAAACACGCTTATAACTCCTTGGGTAGCTAACGATACATCAAATGCACTATGAGTATGAGAAAACGCATAGGTCGAATCATACTTGTGACGTTTAACTCCCAAAAGAATGTTTGTTCCAGAAAGATCCACTGGGGTAGCGTTCGTTGTAAGAACCTGAATCGTCAAGTGCTTAGCTTCCCCTTGTTTTACGCTTATTTGGCTCATGGGTTATTTTCCTCTTAGTTTGTTGTAATTGTTAGTGTTAAGCTCGGCTCGACTGTGAAAGTTGTATCTAAGCTTGGCTCAACTGTTAGAACTAGGCCCATTTCTCTGTTGACAACAAGTGTTATGACATCACCGATAATTGCCTGCCAAATCTGTTCTAACGCAAAGCTCTCAGCAGAGTGGAGATGAGCACCGGCAGAAATCGTTAGATAATGCTCTTGAGAAAGAACGATTGCTTCGACTGACTGACTATGCGCCCCATCCTCAATAACAAGTGTAACCACGCTCACGATGGCTGGACTTGTTGCAGTATGTGTATGTAAAACATCGCCTACAACAAGAGTGCGCCCCTCCACTATGCTTGGAGTTTCGGCAGTGTGGTTATGAATAGCCGAGGAGACGACCAGATAGTGAGTCTGAACCAAGACTATGGGTTGAGCCGTATGGAGGTGCTGCCCAATATTCACTGAGAGTGTATGTTCTTGAGTTAAAACTGGACTCTCAACGGAATGGTTGTGAATCCCTGCACTTGGGACTAGTCCTATGACTCCAGTTAAGGCTATGTTCTCAGCAGAATGGGAATGTAGACTATCTTGAGTAGTCAACATTACTGTAGACGACAAGGTGACTGATTCTGCTGTATGCCCATGCTGACTGTCAGAATCATTTACCGCAATCCCACCAGTAATCGTTAATAGGGGGGATTCCGCTGTATGAGGATGAAGAGCGTCGGCTAGCGAAAGATTATGCGTCTGCTCAAGTGTGGCGGCTTCTGCCTGATGGGAGTGGGCTCCGTCACTAATACTTAAAGTTGTTGCCGATGTCACACCCACATTGTCTGCTGTATGTAGATGTGCTCCGTTAGCGGCAGTCAAAAGGTGCGTCTGAAGTAGCGTTACCCCTTCTATAGTATGAGTATGAACCGCGTTAGCAGCAGTTAGATAATGGAGTTGGCCCAGAGAAGGAGATTCAGCAGTATGGGCATGAATACCCGCCCCAACACTCAGATTAGCTGCACCCGAAAGAACAGGACTCTCAGCGACATGAGTGTGATCCCCATTCGCTACTGTTAAAATATGGAGCTGTGTAAGGTTCGAGGGCTGCGCTGTATGCGTATGAGTAGCACTTGCTACAGTGAGAATGTGCTGCTGGGTTAGACTGACAGATTCGGCAGTATGAGTATGAGCACCCGCTTCAACACTCAGGTATGCCGTCCCTGTTAGAATAATATTCTCAGCAGAATGAGCATGACTACTATTCGCCACTGTCAGGATATGCAGTTGCGCCAGAGCTACAGGTTGAGCAGTATGAGCATGGTTTGCAGGAGCAACAGTGAGAATATGAGTCTGCTCAAGTATGACGGCTTCTGCGGTATGCGTATGAGTCGCATTGGCAGCAACCAACTCATGGATTTGCAGCAGTGTCGGAGAAGTGGCTGTATGGACATGACTCGCGGCCTGTACCGTTAAGGGAATAGAGGAAGACTCTTCAACAGCAGGACTCTCTGAAGTGTGAGCGTGTAACGTATCAGACGGCGATAAAACGACAATCAAGTCGATATTCTCAGCAGTATGCCCATGAGTAGCAGGAGCAACTGTGAGAATATGCTGCTGAGTGAGAGTGGGCGACTGCGACGTAGTTAAGTGCACACAGGCAGCAAGAGTCAGTCCAATCTTTTCTACCAAGTCAACATTATCGGCTGTATGTGCGTGAGTCGCCGCATTGGTAGTTAATATAAAGAGTGACCAGATGGCTGCATTTTGAGCAGTATGAGCATGAGCCGCAGGAGCTACTGTCAGGATGTGGAGCTGAGTAAGAGTTGCATTTTCAGCAGAATGAGCGTGGTCGGCAGGATTTGTAGTCAGGTCAATGGCACCAGTAGCCATTGTGATATCAGCTAAACATGTCCCAACTGAGGCGGCTGTACTGACATTATAAACCTCAAATTCGTATTTACTGCCGTCAGTAGCCCCAGAGCTATCAATAGCCCAGTGTACTTCTGTCCAAGAGCCTTGGGAGATTGAGATAGTATCGGTGCTCAATACTACATCATTAGCACCCTCCCGCTCAACGCCAGCAACAAAGGTTCCAGTACCAGTACAACCCGACTCGCCCACATCAAGGGAGTTGCCATTAACAAGATCGGTGCTGCCCGTCCAGTTGAGTTCTCCAGTAGCAGCTAGGGCATTCCAACTCCCTCCGTCCTTGCGCCAGCGCAGTCGTAGAGTATCAGTACAACCACCATGACCCAAATCTACATTGATGGCAACCGCAATTATAAACGGACTGGATTTATCCCAACCAGTAACATCACCGTCTGCAAGTGCTTGCCATGAACGGGTAGCGTTGGCAATCCTTGAAGTTCCTATACTTCCAACATTACCAGCCATTTAGAGCACCTCCCACCTTACCTTACAATACGCTTCATCCGCGTGGTCGCCAGTCACACATCCATAAGGCCATCCTACAGCGCAGGTATTCATATTTGCCCCACCCCGATAATGAATACAGTAGCCTTCCTCTGTTCGGCCCAACTTCCAAGTCGGGGGGACTCGCTTACAACATTCCCCACACGGCTGTCCTTGTCCAAGCTGGGCAAAAACTGCTGTGGCGCACTTACCTGTTTTAATATACCAGATACCATTCTCGCGCTTCAAACAGGTTTCAAGCCCAGCTTGGACATAGATGTTGCGCTCGTCAGTCCAGTCGGGTAATTCTGGAAAACCTAACAATTGTAATATTTTTATACGTAGTCTCTTAATTATATTATTCATAGTGTAATCTCCATTAAGGCCACCGCAAAGTATTACCTTCATTATGATCATGGTCAACGTAGACGATGATGTATTCCGAGATGTAAGGTGGCGGAATCTGCTCCATTTCTCCGAGCGTCTCTCCAGTATGTGAGTGTAAAGTGCCATTCACTGAAAGAACGTGGAGCTGGAAGAAGACAGGTAGTTTCTCTGCTGTGTGTGCATGATACGCATCATTAACAAGGAACGTAGAGACAGCCGGGGAATCAACGCTGTGGCTATGCCAACAATTCTCAGCGATGATCGAGAATGAAATAGTAGGTTCTGTAGCTGTGTGTCCATGAAGAGCGTCATCTACAACAAGCTCATGTTCCTGAGTAAGAAGAATATTATCTGCTGTATGTTGGTGTGCTCCATCACTAATAACTAAGTTCTGCCACTGGGATAGAATTATACCTTCGACAGTATGGGTATGGAGCGCATCGTTTACGACTAGATAATGGGCTTGGGTTAGTGTGACATTCTCAGCCGAATGAGCATGTAAACATGCTGAAACAACTAAATAATGAGATTGCGTGAGAGCTACACTCTCGGCTGTATGGGAATGTAGAGAGCTGTCAACTATTAGTACGACAATGGTCGTCAGGGACGGACTTGTAGCTGTATGAGAATGCCAAGTATTATTGACAACTAGATAATGCGTCTGGGATAGAGCTATAGTTTCTGCTGTATGTTGGTGCGTGGAATCAGAGACAACAAGATGGATGCCTAGCGATGGACTCGTAGCCGTATGAGAATGCCAAGTATTATCTACGCCCAGATAGTGGTCTTGAGTAAGGATAACATTCTCTGCCGTATGAGAATGTAACGCATTTCTTACAAAGAGCGTAGTGCCTGTTGTAATCCCAATGTTATCTGCTGTATGAGAATGCCAAGCATCATCTACAACAAGGTCATGTTGCTGAGTAAGTGTAGCGGATTCAGCCGTATGCAGGTGAGATGCAGAATCGACAACGAGAATGTGCGTCTGTGTCAGATTTACATTTTCAGCAGTATGAATATGAGTAGCGCCCTGAACGACAAGGGTATGTTCTTGAGTAAGAACAGCATATTCAGCGGTATGGCTGTGAAGAGTATCCTGAACAGTTAGAATATGTAACTGACTAAGTTCGACTGAATCCGCTACATGTAAGTGGTTAGCGTTTTGAACATCTAGCTGATGTTCTTGGATTAGAGTGGGAGAAAAAGCCGTATGACTATGTAAGGTAGAATTAACAGTAAGAGTATGTTCTTGGGTAAGAGTTATATTTTCTGCTGTATGGTTATGCAGGCAATCAAAAACTGTCAGAAGTTCCCACTCGCTAATGAGAACGTGAGAGGCTGTATGTAGATGAAAACAATTCTCTACAGTTAGATAATGTTCCTGCGTTAGACTGATACTTTCAGCAGAATGGCTGTGCCAGCAATTCTCGACAGAGAAAACCGTTATGTTATCTGCTGTGTGCGAATGTAAACAGTTAGAGACTGTAAGAAAATGAGTTTGTAAAAGGGCAATGCTCTCGACTGTATGGGAGTGTAGGCAATTCGCAACATTCAAGCTGTGCTGCTGGATAAGAGCGACAGACTCAGCAGTGTGGGCATGGAAGGCTGAATTAACTTGTAGCCAGACGGATAGAT